GCGTGGCGTACCGCGATGACAAGCAGGTGGTCGGGCTCGTGGCCGAGGCGGCGCCGCGCTTCGGCGAGATGGACTGGTACGAGATCGAGGTCACGTACTGCGAGGCGAGACGATGACGCGCAAGGGCATGAAGCAGACGCCATGGACCACGGCGGATGACCGTTACCTGCTGGAAAACGCCGGCAAGGTCCCGCGTCGCGAGATATGCCGGCACCTCAAGCGTTCGCGCTCTGCTGTGTATTCGCGCGTGCGGGACCTCAAGCGCCAAGGGCATGCCATCGAGCTGCGTGTCTGCACGTCCGCCGAGGTTGTCTGCCCGTCATGCGGCAACCCCACGACCCTCATGGGCAAGGACGGGTTCTGCGAGCCTTGCCGCAGGCGCGCGCAGCTCGCCAAGATCGAGGAACGCACCGCCGCCCTATTGGCCCAGCTGCCCGTTGACCAGCGCGCCATCTACGAGGACACCGAGGCGGAGACGGAGAGCTCGCGTAAACCGTTCCCGCCACCGCCGACCATCACGGTCTGCATGACGAACTACCAGCGACAGAAGCTACGGCGCGATTGGCGGATGGCATGCGAGCGCGTTGAGGTGGCGAACCTCAAGCGCGAGATCAAGGCGGCGCAGAAGCGCAAGGAACGCATCGAGAAAAAAGTCAAACAAAGTACCTAATTGTATATATCACCTGATAGGAGGCATAAATGGGCAAAAGATTCGAAGTCATCCAGCTGGATGACGTGTACCCCCTCGCCGACGAGTACGGCAACGAGTTCGCCCAGCGCGACTATTCGCTCAAGGTGAACCAGGAATACGTCGCAGAGCTCGCCGAGAGCATGCGCAGGACGGGCGAGCCCGACGAGCCCATCACCGTCATACCAGAGGGCGGCATCTACTACGTGAAGACCGGGCGCAGCCGCTACGAGGCCATGAAGCTGCTGGGCACCAGGGAATGCCACGCCGTCATCGACGAGGACACCAGCCGCAAGGCGACCATCGAGGCGATCATCCACACCGACACCAAGAAGAAGTACGAGCCCTCCGAGAAGTCCCGCATCGTGCAGCAGTTGCAGATGTTCGGCGATGACCAGTACGTGAGCGAGGAAGCCGGCATCACCGTGGAGCAATCGCGACGCATCCGCAAGTCTGTCAAGGCAGCAGGCGATGCAGCCGAGGACATGACCCTCGACCGCCTCATCGCCATGGCCGACTTCGCGGAGGACCCCGAAGCGGTCGCGGCGCTCACCAACTGCTCGGCGCGCGAGTTCCCCGCCGTGCTGGAACGTCTTGAGAAAGAACGCGCGAGGGCCGCGCGTGCATCATCGGTCGTTGCCGCGCTCGAAGATCGCGGCATCGGCATCGTGGGAGACGTGACCGGGATGAAAGCGGTGGCGGTCGTGTCGAAACCCGCCGAGGTCCCCGAGGAACTGCCGGAGGGGTGCGTAGCGACCGAGCACACCGTTGCGGGTTTCTATGCGATCTACCAGCCTGCGCAAGACGAGGAAGTCGACGATGCCGAGGAACAGGCCACGGCAACGCGCGAGGCGCTCGTCAAGCAGTTCGACGAGGGAAGGAAAAACCGCGCGGAGTGGATTGCCGACCTTATCGACAATTGGTTCTTCTCATCCCCGCGTGCGCTTATCGCGTTCGTGGAGAAGCAGGAGCGCCGCTTCAAGTTCCCGGACGTTCGCGAATTCGTTGAGAAGCACGGCATCACCGTGCCGGCGGGGCCGTCCGAGGTCATAACCGCGTACATCGCACACGATTCGTCCGCTTACGGCATCTGGAACAGCGTGGGCGAGCTCGCGCGGCAGAACTGCCAGAACTACACCGCGCTTCTCGACGCCATGATGGCCGACGGCTACGAGGCCAGCGACGAGGAAATCGGTATCTACAACCAGGCCGCCGACTTTTTGGGGAGGTAGAACAATGACAGAAGGAACCATCGAAGTGGCCGCCGAGGTCATCGACGATCAGACGGCAATCGAGCCGGCGTTCACCCCGGCCGTAATCGACGCGAAGGGATACCTCGAAGATCGCCGCGCGAAGGTCACCGCCTACATGGAGCCGTACGAGGGCATGACCGAGGAAAGCCTGCGCGAGCTCGACAAGCGCGAGGTGTACGACCTGCGCGCCGACGTGAACAAGGTAATAAAGGCCATGAAGGGCGAGGTGTCCGCCATCAAGAAAGAGCACATGAAGCCCTTCGACGCTTTCAAGGCGCAGGCGGATACGGTCATCGCCCAGGCGGAGGACGCGCACAGGCTGCTCGACAAGGTCTTCAAGGACAAAGAAGCCCTCGACCGCTCTGATCGCCGCGCTCAGCTCGAGGAAGAATACCTCGGGTGCGTGGGCGTGCTCGCCGAGGTCATCCCGTTCGATGCCGTCATCGACGAGAAATGGCTGGGCGATACCGCGTGGAAGAACGGCAAGGCTATCAACGAGCTGTACGACAAGGCGGCGAAAGCGAACGAGGGGTATCAGACCCTCCAGAAGAAAGAGCTCAGGCACAAGACCGAAGTGGTCAAGTTCTACTGCGAAACGCTCGACCTCATGAAAGCCCTGCAACTCGAAGACGAGCTCAACGAGGAAGACAGGCAGCGCGAGGAATTCGAGCAGAGGCAGCGCGAAGCCGAGGCGTTCAAGGCCGAGAGGCAGGAGCAGAGAGCCGAAACCGAGGCGGAAGCGTTCGCACCCGCACCCGCGCCCGAACCTGCCGCAGAACCAGCGACAGCGCCGTCTCCCGAGGTGTTCACATGGGCCCTATCCCTCGAATTCGTAGGAACGAAGGAACGCGCGCAGGCGCTTGCCAACCTGCTCAAGTCCGAGGGCATCACGGGCGCCACGATCAAATGCAAGGGGGTATTCAATGGCTAACGAGATGGTCAAGTACGAGCTTGACAACGGGCAGGCCATACAGGTCACCGAGCAGGACGTGCGCGACCTCCTAGCGGCCGGCGGCCAGATAGCCGACAACGTAACGGCTAACGAGATCAAGGCGTTCCTGCGCCTGTGCCAAGCCCAACGCCTCAACCCGTTCACGCGGGACGCCTACATCGTGAAGTACGGCAACGGTCCCGCCACCATCATGACGGGCAAAGAGGCATTCACGAAAAGGGCCTACCGCAACCCGAAGTTCAAGGGGATGGAAGCAGGCATCACCGTCTTGGCAGGCGGAGCGATTCAGCGCCGGGACGGGTCCCTGCTGCTTCCGAACGAGCAGCTCGTCGGCGGCTGGTGCAAGGTCTACGTTGACGGCTACGCAGCGCCCATGTTCGACGAGGTCTCGATGGCCGAGTACAGCACCGGCAAGAGCAACTGGGCGCGCATTCCCGCCACGATGATACGCAAGGTCGCGATCACCCACGCGCTGCGCGAAGCGTTCCCCGAAGACCTCGGTGGCCTGTACGGCGAGGAAGAAATGAGCAGGGCCGTTGAGCCGGACGCAAAGGCACCGCAGCCAGCTCAGCAATCCGCGCCGATCGAGGTGCAGGCTCAGGTGGTGCAGGCGCCATCTGAGCGCCCAATGCGCCTCGACAACCTGCGCAAGCTGTTCGCAGACGCCAAGGCGCTCGGCATCCTCATACAGGACAAGCAGGACCCGGAGAAGGGCCTCATGGGCTGGATTCACGTGACCTACGGATGCGAGCCCAACGAGTTGGGCGATTCCCAGATCGCGGAAGTCGAGAAGTACGTGAGCGGAATCATCGCGGACAAGCAGGCCCTCGCCGAACAGTACGCAGAACCCGAGCCGGTGCCGGACTACGAGTGCGACCTCGCCGAGAACGATATCGACTTTTAGGCGGCCGCCATGAATTTCTTCGACAGCTACTACAAGGTCGGCGAGACGATCAGGAGCAAGGCGGCGAGGCAGGAGTACTTCGCCGCCGTCATCGAATACTACTATTCAGGAGGTCAGGAGCCTGTTTTCAAGTCGGAGCAGGCGAAAACGGGATTTGAAGGCGTGCGTTATTCCTTAGACAAATCCCTTCGAAATTCGAGCAACCGACGCAAAACGAAACCCGAAGGAAACGCGAACGAAAACGGAACGAAAACCGTGCGCGTTCCAGTTTCGTCACGGGAAGAGGAAGAGGAAGGACTTTCTTCTATCGAAGAAAGTCTTGAAGAACGCGACCCCTTCGACGAAACGGCAATGCCCGAAACGTTCGCATACCGCTGCCTCGGCCAACTCAACGAGGCCCTAGGAACGTCCTACACCTCGATGCCGCCGAGGTGCGCGAACGTGCTGGAACGCTTCGAGGGCAAATACACGCTCGCCGAGGTGCGCGCCATGCTCGAATACAAGCGAGACGAATGGCAACGCACGAAGTTCGCGAACTGCCTGACCCCCAACACCCTGTTCAGCCTCGACCACTTCGAGCAGTACATGAACCAGAGCCGCGCATCTGCGGCGGAACGGAGCGAATATGAGCAATACGACTGAAACCGCAGGGCTGTGCGAGTTCTGCGGCGAGCCGCTTGAGCGGCTCGTGTTCAACCTCAACGGGGTGGAGCGCCCCGTCGGTTGGAAGGGATGCCACTGCGAGGGCGCCACGGCGGCGCGGCTTGCCGAAATGCAGGCGGAGGAAGAACGCCTCGCGACCGAGCGGCGCAACTCCGAGCTGCGCAAGCTGCGCAACGCCGGCCTCCCCGAGCGGTACCTCAACGCCGAGGCGCCGAAAGCCGAAGCACTCGCCGACCTGTGGTGGGAGGGGACCGGCTTCTACATCGACGGCGAGCAGGGGACCTGCAAGACCACCCTCGCGGCCGCCGTGTTCCGCATCTTGGCGAGGACGGGATGCACCTGCCGCTTCGTCGTGGTGCCCGACCTCATGGAGGCCATGCGCTCGCGCAAGGTGGAGGACCGCGACCAGACCACCAGGTTGGCAACCGTCGACGTGCTCGTGCTCGACGATCTCGGGAAGGAAACCCCGACGCCGTACGCATGCGAGCGGCTTTTCGACATTGTGAACGCCCGGTACAACGCAATGCTCCCCATCGGCGTGACCAGCAACTTCACGCGCGGCGAGATAGCGCAACGCCTGACAGAGGGCGATGTGGGCAAGTCGATTGCATCGCGGCTGTGCGAGATGACCAGGCGCATCCACCTCGACGGGGTAGATCGGAGGTTGCGCCATGGCTAGGCTCGACACCATCGAATGCCGCGACGCATTAGCGGCGCTGCCCGAGATACCCGACGGGTTCGCGAGCCTGCTGCTCACCGACCCGCCGTATTCGAGCGGCGGCATGTTCCGGGGCGATCGCAACGTAGCGACCTCGGAGAAGTACCAGACCAACGACGCCGAGAAGAAGCCGGAATTCCTCGGGGATTCCAGGGACGAGCGGAGTTTCCTGCGCTGGTCGTGCCTGTGGATGGGCGAATGCTACAGGGCGCTGGCCGACGGGGCTTCCGCCCTCGTGTTCTCCGATTGGCGGCAGCTCGCCAACACCGCCGACGCGATACAGATGGCCGGCTTCGTCTACAGGGGCCTGGTCGTTTGGCGCAAGACGGCGGCGCGGCCGCAGCCCAACAGCTTCCGCAACGAGTGCGAGTTCGTCATCTGGGCGAGCAAGGGCGCCATCGACCGCCACGCGCTGCCGGGTGCGAAGTACCTGCCGGGTTTCTACGAGTTCGCCGCCCCTTCGGGCGAGGCGCGCGTGCATTCCACGCAGAAGCCGCTCGGGCTCATAACCTCGCTCATGGAGATCGCGCCCGAGGGCGGCATCGTGCTCGACCCGTTCATGGGAAGCGGCACCACCGCCGTGGCGGCATTGCAGACCGGGCGCCATTTCATCGGCTGCGAAATGTCGAAGGAGTACTGGGCAATGGCGAACCGCCGCATCGCCCAAATTCGCGGGGGGGGGGTGCTTCGTAGATGGCTAAGGTCACGACTTTGGACGAGATTTACCACCCGCTCATGAACGCGCCGACCATCAGGATGGACCGCTGCGCCGTGTGCGGCAGGACGTGGCCGCTCAACCAGCACCACATCGTCTTCCGCAGCCAGGGCCAGCTGGTCCGCGATGGCAAGGTGATCGAGAAGCCGACCATCACGCTCTGCGGCATGGGGAACGACCTTTACGGGATGGCGCCCGACGGCACGCGCGTCATGTGGTGCCACGGCAAGGCCCACCACCGCCTCATGTACTTCCGCTGGGTCCCCCACCCCGAGTACGCCAACGCCGGCCACCTCGAAGTGATCGAGCTCGACGAGCCTGCCAAGTACCAGGAGGTCCTAGCAACGGAGGAAGGATGGCGGCCGTTATGAGCGCATTCGGAGAGCTCGTGAAAGACGTGCGCTCCCTCATGGCGCTCGATTGGTACCAGAAGGGAGGCGTGGTCGAAATGAGCGAGGAAGATTGGCGCGACCGATTCTACGACGAGCACGACGAGCCGGAGCTGCCGGAGTTCTACGGTTGCTGCGGCGCCTGCTACGAGTTCGACCGCTGCGACATACCGGGCCACGAGGACGTGGGCTACTGCCCCGCCGCCGGCGAGTTCCATCTCGTCACCGACCCCGACGAGTGCGATTAGGGGTGCAGCCGTGAACGATTACAGGAAGCTCGCGGGAGAGCTGATCGACTACATCGCGACGTGCAACGCGCACCGATGCGTGCCGCTCGAGCACGATGTCAACTACTACACCGCCCGGTTCCACAAGGCGGAGAGCGACGAGAGGGGGAAGCCATGCGGCTCTACGTCATCGGCCCGGTATCGGGCATAGAGAACGACAACCGGCCGGCGTTCGAGGAAGCGGCCCTCGAGCTAGAGCGCGCCGGCTACGACGCCTGCGTGCCCCATTGGTTCATACCCGCCGGCACCGAATGGCAGGCCGCGATGCGCCGCAGCGTCGAGATGCTCGTCAAGTGCGACGGCGTTGCCGCCCTCGACGGGTTTGGCCAGAGCAGGGGCGCGAGGCTCGAAGCGGACCTGGCCGCCGGCATCGGCATCCCGGTGAAGTCGGTGGAGTCTTGGAAGCGGGGCGCGGCCGCATGGCGGAAATGACTGGGCGCGGATACGCCGGCACCGAGGCCGCGTTCGGCCTCTACCGGGGAGACGAGCTGCTCGGCGTAGGTACGGCCGCAGAGCTCGCCGAGCGTTTCGGCGTGCGCCCATCGACCATCGCGTTCTACGCGACCCCCGCAAACCTGCGCAGGGTCACGCCGGACAACTACGCCGCGAAGCTCATAGCCGTGAAGATCAACTAGGGGAGGCGGCCATGCCGATGGAACGAGAGAAATACCCGGCGGATTGGGAAAAGCTCGCTCGCGCGGTTAAAGAGGAAACCGGCTGGAAATGCGAGGAATGCGGGAAGCAATGCCGGAAACCCGGCGAGAAGTTCGACACCCACAAGCGCACGCTCACCGTGGCCCACCTCAACCACAAGCCGTGGGACTGCCGGCGGGAAAACCTCAAGGCGCTATGCGCGCCGTGCCACCTGCGGTACGACGCGAAACACCATGCAGAGACAAGACGGAAGAACAGAGAAAGAAGGAAGACCGTGGAATTGAACATCACGCAAGAACACGTAGACGAGATCATGGAGAAGGTCATAGCTGAGAAGGTAATGGCTGTGATGGAAAACGACTGGTACGGAACAGTCAAGAACCGTATCCGCGAAAAGGTTGAACATGCTGTAAAAAGCGAGCTCGCCGAACGCTTCAACGATATGGTCGTCGATATAGTTAACGAGTTCATGGAAGGAACGCCCGTCGAAGTCAACGACGGATGGGGCAACCGCAGGCGCTACGAGAGCTATACCGACTTCTTCGCTGCCGAGCTGCAAAAGCAGGTAGGCAATAGCTACGACATAAAACGCGAGGTCGAAAGGTCTGTCAAGGCCAAGACCGAGGAAATCTGGAAATCGTATAAGCGCGAAATTACCGAGGCCGTCATCGCCAAACATGCGGAAGACGCAGGGGCCCACGAATGAGCTGGGATAGAGTGGAGTGGCACGAGCCCAAGGGCGATCCGAAGACATGCGAGCGCGGAGCGGTCCTCAACGCGCAGCCGGACTTGGAGAAGATCGAGGCCCTGTGGGGTCCGCCCCCGTGGGAACTCAACCTCTCGAATTTCTACCCACCCGAGGTGATGGAGCACGTCATCGCCATCACCATGGACGGCATACGGTTCGAGCGGAAGGAGGGCGTATAGGGTAGCAGCGACAGAACGGGAAGAATAGCAGAGCAACTAGCGGTCGGAAGATGCGCCGGGGACGGCGCGGAAGTCGGCGGCAGTTCGTAAGCCTAGGGGCCGGGGACCACAGCAACCTCGGCCCCGCCTTTTGCGACACGTTCGGAATGATTGGCATGCGGGGCAGTTACCCCTCTCTCGTCTAAGCCGCCGCCTCACCCCTTCCCCCAGGCGGCGGCGCCCTTCTCGCGACATTCGCGCGACCATCCCGTGTCAAAGGAGTGGTCGAATGAGCAACAACCGCAAAACGAGGCGGCGCAACATCGAGCTGCACTGCAAGCCGAAAAAGAGCTACCCGAACCAGATGGCGGCAATGAACGCCGGCGTGCGCACGGGGCTCAACTGGTACCGCTGCCCGTACTGCCGCCAATGGCACCTCACGAAACGGAACACCTAGCACGATGCTCACACCTAAGCAGGAGGCATATTGTCAGGCTAGGGCGCGGGGCCTGTCTCAGAGACGGGCCTTCCGCGAGGCGTACCCGCACAGCGCGAGCTGGAAGGACGGCAGCGTCGATGTGAACGCATCGAAGCTGGAATCCGACGCTAAGGTTTCGCTAAGGATTAAGGAGCTCCAAGAGATCGCCGCCAGAGCTTCCGTCGCGTCCCGCACGGCCGTGATTGACCGCATGGCGCACCTGAACCGCTACAGCTCGGAAATCGCGGCGGAGAAAGCATCTCACGGCATCATCGACAAGGACGCCATCGGAGCGATGATGGCAAGCGGCTCGAAGCTGCTGGACGTGCTGCCCGACGATGGAGAGCGTGATGACGGGACGCCCAGGGCGTTCGACTTCGGCATGCTTCTGGGGCGCGGCTTCGTGGACCTGCACCGGGACATACAGGCCGCGCGCTTCGACGAGTACTGGTGCGAGGGCGGTCGTGGCTCGCTCAAGACCTCGACCATAGCCGCCGAGGTGGTCGCAGGCGTCTCGACGTACAAGGGGCGCAACGCCGTGGTCATGCGCAACCGCACGAACAAGTTGAGGACCAGCGTGTACGCCGAGATCAAGAAAGCGGCGCGCAGGCTCGGCGTGTTCGACGAGTTCGCATTCGGCAAGTCACCGCTGCAGGCTGTGCACAAGCCGACGGGGAACGTGATCTACTTCCAGGGCGCCGATAACGTCAACCCCGAGGATTCGCCGCTCAAGGGCCTATCGTTCGAGCAGGGCTATTGCGCATACCTTTGGTTTGAGGAAGCCTCGCAGTTCCCCGGCTACGGCTACATCCGCAACGTGGAGCAGACCGTGCTGCGCGGCGGTGACGATTCGCCGACGTGGACGTTCCTGAGCTACAACCCGCCCATGAGCGTCAACGCATGGGTCAACCGCGAGAGCCGCGAGAAGCAGGACGGGCGCGTCGTTCACCGCTCGCATTTCAGCGACGTGCCGAGGGCATGGCTCGGCGATGCGTTCTTCGCAATCGAGCAAGCACTGCGCAAGCGCAACCCGAAAGCGGCGCGCCACGAGTACGACGGCGAGGCGGTCGGCACAGGCGCCAACGTCATCGACCCGGAGATAATACAGGTCCGCCATATCACCGACGAGGAACGCGCGCAGGTGGAGAACATCGCCCACGGCGTAGACGCCGGCTCGGTGCATCCTTGGGTTCACGAGCGCGTCGGCTTCGACGAGGAACGCGGCATCCTCTACGTGCTCGACGAGGAAAGCGCCACGGGCCACGACGCCCACGACACGCACACCGCGCAGGTATTGGCCGAAAGCCTCGCGAGGTTCGGCGAGGACGGTGCGGACCTGTGGTGCGATTCGGCGGCGCCCGGGATGATCGGCTACTACCAGGACCAGGGCCTCTCCGCGCGCAAGGCGTACAAGCAGGGGAAGAACTCGCCGCGCGAGCGCATCCGCTGGATGAACCGCTTGGCGGCAATCGTCATCGACCCCGAGACGGCGCCGCTCGCCGCTGAGCAGTTCCCCGCGTTGGAGTACGTCATCACGCCCAGTGGAGACATAACGGAGACACTACCGAAAGTGAACGATGACGCTATAGACGCGGTCGGGTACGCCGCGAGCGTATGGATTAGGCAGGGGCTGTGACATGGCAGAAGAACGTGGCTCGTACACCTACATGGTGAAATGGCTCAACACTCTGGGATACTCGCCCGATACCCGCATGGCCGGGAAGATCGCGAGCTATTGGGGATGGTACACCGCGCAGAACAAGTGGTACTCCTACAAGGAGCGGCGCGGCCTGCGGTCCTTCCAGATGAACCGCGAGACGCTGCACCCGGCGGCAATGGTTGCCGAGGCGTGGAGCGATCTGCTCATGAACGAGAAGCTCGCCATCACCTCGGAGGACGAGGGCATGGCCCAGGTCATCGCCGACCACTTCGCAGGCTTCGGCGTTGCGCACGCCGACTTCGTAACCAGGGCGTTCGCGCTGGGCACGGGCGGCTGGGCCATCAACGTGAAGGACGTGTCCGACGATGGCATGCTGCACCCCGACGCGCTCATCGAGATCGAGGAATACGACGCCACGCAAGTGCTGCCGATCACATGGGGCGCCGACGATTGCACGCAATGCGCGTTCGCCACGCGGGTGGAGCACGGCGGCAGGGACTACGAGCAATGCCAAGCCCACATCATCAAGGACGGCACCTACCACATCATCACGCAGCTGTTCGACGTGAAGAACCACGAGCAAGTGAACCTCGAGGACATAACGGCGGACCTCGACACGGGCTCGCCCTTCCCCACCTTCGCGCTCGTGAAGCCTGCGGTGCCGAACCCGCATTTCGACTACTGCGCGATGGGCGCCAGCGTCTACGACAAGGGCATCTCCGCGATCAAGATGGTGGACGAGGCCCTGACTTCCATGCTCGTCCACATCCGCGTCGCGAAGCCGCGCGTGTTCGTTGACGAGACGGTCATCGAGAAGAAGAAGGTGAGGCAGAGCGACGGCACCTACAAGGAGCGGTTCTACGCTTTCGGCGAGGCCGATGATATGTACTTCCGCATGAAACCGGGCGGGGAGAACGACAAGCCCATGAACGTCATACAGCCGGAGATGCGCGAAGCTGAGAACGAGGCGGCCATAAACCTCGGGCTCAAGACCCTCTCGCTCACCTGCGGCCTCGGTGACCACTACTGGGACTGGGACAAGGCCAGCGGCTTGAAGACCGCCACCGAGGTGGTCAGCGATTCCTCCATGTTGGCGCGCACGCTGCGCAAGCACCAGAACGCGCTGGGCAAATCCATCACCGCGCTGGTGCGGGGCATCGCAGGCGTGTGCCGGCACCTGTGCGGCACCGACGTGAACCCGGCGGCGCCCATCGCCATCGACTTCGACGATTCGGTCATCACAGACACGCAGAGCGACAAGCAGCAGGCCCTCAGCGAGATCAGCATCCTCGGGATTCCAGAGCTCACGAAGAAGTACCTCGTCAAGTATTGCGACTTCACCGAGGACGAGGCGGCCGCAGCCGTGCCTGCTTCCATGGTGGTCGATGAGGGCTTCTGATGCTCTCGCCGGACCAGATAGACCAGGCAGGCGATGCGGTAGCCGCCATCTACTCGCAGATCGAGGCGGAAATGCTCGACCATCTGGTCGGCCAGCTCGTAAGCGGCGAGAGCCTAGACCGGCAAAGCGTCACGACCATGGCGCTGCTCACCGCCGAGCAGACGCGCGAGCTCGAGAAGATAGTGGAGCGCCACAGGCCGGCGGTGGCCGAG